GTGCTAGGTGACACCCTTATCTTTCCTGGAGGTCTCATGTCCTACCGTTCTTCGGTTTCCAAGTCTCGTTCTTCCCGTCAGTTCCGGGGCAATTCGTCCCGGACTAAAGGTGTCAATATCGCCCAGGCTCCGCAACGCGGCGGCTGGCGTCTTTGATGCCTTGCTACCATCCTGTCGCCGCTTATCGAACAGAGAACGGCGATTTGTTTTTTGGTTCTGTTCCCGAGCGGTTTCGTCTCGCGGAGCATCGGTTTCGTGTTGAGGCTCTGGATCTGCCCTGCGGGCAGTGTGTTGGTTGTCGCCTTGAGAGGTCTCGCCAGTGGGCGGTGCGCTGTGTGCATGAGGCCTCTCTTTTTCGTGATAACTGTTTTATCACGTTGACCTATGACCCGGCTAATTTGCCGGTCGGTGGGTCTCTTTGTTACGCTGATTTTCAGCGTTTTTTGAAGCGTCTTCGTAGACGCTTTTCTGGGACGACAATTCGATTTTTTGCCGGAGGCGAGTATGGAGAGAATTTTGGCCGTCCTCATTTTCATGCGTGCATTTTTGGTTTTGATTTTCCAGATCGTACTTTTCTTTTTACGAGTCCTTCTGGTGCTCGCGTTGATAGGTCTCCTCTTTTGGAGTCTCTTTGGCCCTCAGGCTTTTGTAGCGTTGGCGATGTCACTTTTGAAAGTGCTGCTTATGTTGCCCGCTATGTGATGGGTAAGGTTACTGGTCCATCTGCTGCGGCTCATTACACTTTTCTCGATCCCGAGACTGGTGAGCTCATTGAGCGTGTTCCTGAGTTTTGCCATATGTCTCTTAAGCCGGGCATCGGCTCGGCTTGGTATGAGCGGTATCGCTCTGATCTTTTTCCTCACGACTATGTCGTGGTCAACGGTTCTAAATGTTCCGTTCCTCGCTATTACTCGAAGAAATTCGAGAAGGATTCTCCGCTTGAGTTTGCTGATTTGAAGTTGGTTCGGGAAGCTCGCTCTCGCGTGCGTCTCTCTGACTCAACTGATCGTCGGCTCTCTGATGCGGAGATTGTCAAGACTGCTTCCATGCGGTCTCTTGTTCGTAAACTTGATTGAATCGAGGTCCTATATGTTGCGTTCTGTGGTTTCTGTTTTTGACCGTGCAGCCCAGCTCTATGGTCAGCCTGTTTTTGTTCAGGCGCCCGGCGTTGCTGTCCGGTCTTTCGGTGACGAGGTTAATCGTCCCGGTGTTGAGAACCAAATGCATCAGCATCCTGATGATTTTGATCTCTTTCTTCTTGGCCAGTTCGATGATGAATCTGGCCTTTTTTTGGTCGATGATGGTCCTTCCATTCTCGCTCGTGGCAAGGATCTTGCCGTTCGTTCCTGATAAACAATCAGGTCTTCCCCTGCTGGGACGGTGACAGCGTCTTAGCTGGTTAACTTTTGGAGTGTCTACTATGTTTCGCAATCAGTCGGTTGATGTTCATCAGTTCTCGATGATTCCTCGCGCGGATGTCCCGCGCTCTTCTTTCAATATCCAGACGTCTCACAAGACGACTTTTGACTCTGGTTACTTGGTGCCCATCTATGTTGACGAGGTGCTTCCTGGGGACACCTTCAACCTCAAGATGACGGCTTTTGCCCGTCTCGCTACCCCTCTGTTTCCCGTGATGGATAACCTCCATCTGGACACCTTTTTCTTCTTCGTTCCTAATCGTCTCTTGTGGTCCAACTGGAAGAAGTTCATGGGTGAACAGGCTTCGCCCGGGGACTCTATTTCCTACGTTGTGCCTCAACAGGTCTCGCCCGTTGCCGGCTACGCTGTCGGCTCTTTGCAGGACTACATGGGCCTGCCTACTGTCGGACAGGTCGGTGGTGCTGCCACCGTCTCGCATTGCGCCTTTTTCACTCGGGCCTACAACCTCATTTACAACGAGTGGTTTCGTGACGAGAATTTGCAGACTCCAGTGACTGTTGATCTCGGCGATGGTCCTGACGCCACGCCTAATATCTCCTACGTCCTCAAGCGGCGCGGCAAGCGCAAGGACTATTTCACTGCTTGCTTGCCTTGGCCTCAGAAGGGTAATACGGCCGTTTCTCTTCCACTCGGTACATCGGCTCCAATTCGTGCCGATACTGATACGACATATGTGTCGGTTCTTAATAATTCTGGTGTCGCAAAGAATTTGCGTTCTATGGACGCAACGGCTTCTGGTGCTGTATTTATGCACAATGTCGCTGAGGCTGGTTCGGTTGCTCTTTATGCTGACCTTTCTTCGGCTACTGCGGCCACCATCAATCAGCTTCGTCAGTCCTTTCAGATCCAGCGGCTGCTGGAACGTGATGCGCGCGGCGGAACTCGGTATACGGAGATTCTGTTTTCTCACTTCGGCGTCCGCTCTCCGGATCAGCGTCTGCAACGTCCCGAATATCTCGGGGGTGGGTCTCAGCCGATCTCTATCAACCCTGTCGCTCAGACCGGGCAAACCGGTTTAACAGGTGGTAGTACACCTCTCGGTTCTTTGGCCTCGTTTGGCACCGCTGTCTCTCGGGATGGTTTCACGTCGTCGTTTGTCGAGCATGGCGTCATCATTGGCCTGGCTTCGGTCCGTGCGGATCTGACCTACCAGCAGGGTCTGCGTCGGATGTGGTCTCGCTCCACTCGGTATGACTTTTATTTTCCGGCTTTCGCGAATCTCGGTGAGCAAGCTGTTCTTAACAAGGAAATCTACTCCGACGGCTCTGCCAATGACGACAATGTGTTTGGCTACCAGGAACGTTGGGCCGAATATCGGCATCATCCAGGCCGTATTACCGGCTTGTTCCGGTCCACCTCGGCCGACACCATTGATCCCTGGCACCTGGCGCAGCGGTTCACCTCGCTGCCTACTCTCAATTCGACTTTCATCGAGGAGACTCCCCCGCTGTCGCGTGTCTTGGCTGTCGGCGCTGGCGCCAATGGCCAGCAGATCATTTTTGACAGCTTTTTCCAGATCCGTGCCGTTCGACCGTTGCCGATGTACTCGGTGCCCGGTCTGATCGACCACTTCTAAGGGGCATGCCATGGCTTGGTGGGTTCCTCTTGCCGCCGCTGGCGGCGCCGCGCTGGCCTCTATTTGGGGTCAGTCGCAGGCCAATGATACGAATCGCGATATCGCGCAAAGCACGAACGAGTTCAACTCGGCTCAGGCTGTTGCCAATCGTGATTTTCAGGAACGCATGTCTAACACACAGTGGCAACGCGGTGTTGCGGACATGTCTAAGGCTGGCCTCAATCCGATGCTTGCCTACAGCCAGGGTCCCGCCAGTTCTCCCGGTGGGTCTTCTGCCTCTGGCGTTATGCCTCGCGTCGAGTCGATCACTGGTGGTATCGGTCAGGCGGCGGCCTCAGCTGGTGCTGTTGTGAATCAGACGGAGCAAACGCGGTCGAATGTGGCCCTTCAATCCGAGCAGGCGAATAAGACCTTGCAGGAAGTGGGTCTCTCTGCTAATGCTCTGCGTATCTCTGATGCGTATATTCGTGCGATTGCCAACAATGACGGCGTCTTGCGGATGATGACAATGAGCAATGTCGATGAGGCTCTTGAGTTGTTTGTCAAGGAACAACGTGTCCGTCCCGAGCTTGCTGAGGCTGCGGCTACTGTTCAGGAGCGTCTCAATGCGGAGGAGTTGGCCAAGTTCATCAATGCCCCGGCCACTAATCTGCTCATGCAGTTTGCGCAAACTTTGTTGCGCATCTACCAGGCCACTCATGGCCGTTCTTCTCGTTAACCTAAGGAGTGTTTTATGAAAACCGCTATCCAAGCTCTCTCTGATGCTGTTCTTTTGGGTGACTGCAAAGTTCCCTTCGTTCGTTCTCCCTACAACTATGATCGTGATCTCGCTTCGTGCGAGTCCGGTTTGTGCTGTGAGGATCTTTCCCTCACGCAGCAACATGGGCGCGATGACGCTGATATCAATGTCATCATGGCTCGGTTCGGTAAGACCGGCCAGCTTCCCCAGGGCGTTCGCCTTCCTACTTATGGCGACTTCGAGGGTCCTCTGGATTTTCAGTCGGCTCTTCATGCTGTCATGCAGGCTGAAGACTCCTTTGCCGCCATGTCGGCCAAGGTTCGAGCTCGGTTTGGCAACAACCCGGCTTCTTTCCTTGACTTCTGTTCCGACCCAGCCAATCGGGCTGAGGCGGTTTCTTTGGGGTTGGTGCCACCTACCCCTGCCGCTTCTCCTGCGGCGTCTCCTGGCCCTGTTTCCGGGCCTTCTGGTACGGTTCCCGTTCCTCCGGCTTCTTTGCCGGTTTGACCGTAAGGTCGTTTTGTGGTATGTTTACCACGTTCCCCGGGGATTCTCCCGGGGGATTTGCACAGTTCTATACTTGATGTAACTGTTCTA